GTCAAGTAAAAAAGAAATTATTTTTGGGGTTCCGAGATCAACTCTTTTGAGATTGTCAAATTATTTTTTAATTATTTCTGTGGATAACTTTTAGTAATATTTTATTACTTGATTTTTTATTGTGTCCGTAGTAAAACGACTCCTTAGAGTCTTTAAAGACATAGGGTTACCAATAGGTGCACTGCCGTGCAGGGTGCCTAGGGGGCTACCCTATATATGATTACACGGTAGTGCTAAAATATTGAGATAGGGTGTAAACCACAGCTGCCCTTTATAGTGTTGTCGGTTACATATAGGTATATATAAGGCTCCCCTAAGGGGGTAATTACATTATACACCTGTATGCCATTTTGTCAATATAAAAATAATTTATTTTTTACTTGACAAATCTGCATACAACCCTATAATGACCGCATATACTATTAACGCAACATAGCACACACGCCAATGAAAACATTAAACATTAGGCTATACGCTTAATAGTATATTAAATCCATTGTGGGAGGGGAACGCACCACTATAAAACGAGTTCCAGCTATATGAACAACCCCAATGGATTATTGGTATCCTTTGGTGTCTTTAAAATTCGTGGAGGATAGAAAAAAATGAGTGAATATAACGAACTAAAACAAGCAACAAAAGAAATAGAAGTATTAAAGTCAGAAATTAAGACATTAAGAGAACAAACCAACTTTGTAATGAACAAATTAGAGAAAGCTATTGAAGATAGGATAGTTTTAAGAGCAGAGAATTTTAAATTAAAACAAAATATGATACAAACGCAAATAGCCAGTTGAATAACCTAAAAGAAAAGATAGTCCAGATGAGTATTATGTATTATGGTGTACAAGATTCTGAGGCAAAGACAAAAGTAAAGAAAGAAATTAGCAGAATCGTTAAGAAATCCCATAAATTTAGAGAAACAAACAAAGAAGATTACGAATTTATAACAAAACTAACTAGGAATATAACATAAAATGCTTTTTAAAAGAAAAAATAATAAAAAATTAGCTGGAAAGAAGAAAGATATTGGCAAAGGGGCTACCGCTAGAGCTGCATCTACATCTTTAAAGATGCGTGCTGATAAAAAGCGTAAGAAGTCTACTGCTAGATATGCCTAGTTCTCCTAGTTACGTTAGAAATTATAAGCAAGAGTACAAAACAGACTCTCCGCTTAGAAAAGCTAAAAGAAGAAGTAGATTAAAAGCTAGAAGAAAGCTAATGAAGACAGGCGTAGCAAAAAAAGGTGATGGAAAAGATGTACACCACAAAGACGGCAACGCTTTAAATAACAAAAGAAGTAATTTATCTGTGGTCAGTGCCAGGAAGAATAGATCTTATCCTAGAACTAGAACTGCAGGAAAAAAATTTAGGAGATCATAATGTTAACCACAGGTAATAAAGAAAAAATGATGGGAAATAATGGTGCAACAAGAAAAGTAGCATCAGGTAATGACAATCAAGATATTAGAAGAATACTTCAATTAAGAGATATCATCAATAATGATAACAGGAATGAAGTAGAGCAGGAAATACGACAGATTATGGATGGTCTTAGTCCTGAAGGTAAACTCAAACTAGAGACAATGACAGGCTAATGCCTGGAAAAGGTTTATATGCTAATATCCATGCAAAGCGTAAGCGTGGAGAAAAGATGAGAAAGAAAGGATCTAAAGGGGCACCTACATCAAGAGCATTTGCAAGAGCAAAGCAAACAGTTAGAAAAAAATAGTGAAGTTTATTATTGAAAAAAAACCTAGATGGTTGATGAGAGCATTAAACCCAAGATCCCCTATGACAGAAAATAACGAAACTGTAAAATTAATAAGTTATGACAATAGGGTAGCACCAACAATAGTTAGAATTGGAACAAGAGGTAAAGGAAAGTTTTTAAAATTGACTAATGAAGAAGCTATACAAAGAGCAAATAAGAATAATACTTTTTTAGAATTTTCTACAAATAAACAAGCAGAAAACTTTGCAAAAAATTTTTCTAACCTTGTGCCCCATGAGTTTAAAGGAAAACCTAGAAGGACTAGCAAGTAGTGGAAGAAAGAACAAGAAGAAAAATTAGAAAAGTAGCTAAAGCTTTAACTAAAGCATCTAGGTCTCATGCAGGTCAGTCTAGAACTTTAAAAACTTTAGTTAGAAAATCTAGAAGTACACATGGCAAAAACAAAAAGTAAATCAACTGTAAATAAAGCAGGTAATTATACAAAACCTGGAATGCGTAAAAAAATATTTAATAGAATTAAAGCACAAGCTTCTCATGGAACAGGTGCAGGACAATGGAGTGCCAGGAAGGCCCAAGCATTAGCAAAGGCTTATAAAAAAGCAGGTGGAGGATATAAATGATTAAAAAGAAAGCTAAGAAAAAAAAGTTTCCTGATGTATCAGGTGATGGTAAAGTTACCATGAAAGATGTATTAATGGCTAGAGGGGTTATCAAAAAGAATGGCGGATCCAAAAAAGGGAACAGGAAAAAAGCCAAAAGGTAGTGGTAGAAGATTATATACTGATGAAAACCCAAAAGACACTGTCAGTATTAAATATGCAACTGTCGCTGACGCAAAGAAAACCATTCGCAAAGTTAAGAAGATTAATAAACCTTATGCTAGGAAAATACAGATTCTAACTGTAATAGAACAAAGAAGTAAATTTGGAGGCAAACCTGAACAAGCGAGATTAGCTAAGAAAGCAAAACTTGCACTAAAGAAAAAACATGGCACTAGCAAAAAGTCAAAGAAGTCTTAAAGCTTGGGGAAAGCAAAAGTGGAGAACCAAGTCTGGAAAGAAGTCTAGTGAAACAGGTGAAAGGTATTTACCTGAGAAAGCAATCAAAGCTATGTCATCTTCAGAGTATGCCAGATCAACTGCAAAGAAAAGAAAAGATAAAGCAAAAGGTAAACAGTTTAGTAAACAACCAAAGAGATTAGCAAAGAAGACAAGATCATATAGAAAGTTTTCATAATTGGCAACAGTATCAGAAGATATAATCAACTGGTCTAAAAAGTTTGTAGAAAAGATTAGTGATATAAACAACATGCCTATTTGTCCATATGCAAGAGGATGCAGGATTAAAAATACTTTTAAAGTAGAAGAAGTTTCGAGTAAGGAGGACTTACTTAATCTAACTGTACAGTGGTGCAACAAACTAAAAAAAACTAAATACAAAATAGTAATAATTGGTTGTACAGATTTATCTATAACGGCAGATCAGTTAGATAGCGGTGTCGAAGCACTGAACTATGCGTACATGCCTAAAGATATTTATCTAATGGCTAGTCACAATGATCAAAGTGGTGAGGTTGATTTCTTGTATGATGATGACTTCGAAACTGACAACGAGTTTTCAATGATACTAATTCAGAGATTAGCAGAGTTGGAAAAAGCGTCTCAGAACTTAAAGAAAAAAGGTTTCTATAAGAATTGGGATAAAGAATACTACAAACATACAGTACAAACAAGAAAAAATTTAATAAGGAGTATACTATCATGAGAGGCATGAAGAAGACAGCTAAAAAAGTTAACGGTAAAAAGAACCCAATGATGATGAAGATGGGTAAGAAAAAAGCTAAGAGTGGCGGAAAGAAAAAAAGATAAACAGCCCCCTAAAACTAGAAAGTATTTTAGAAAAACTAGTTCCGGGGCAGGAATGACGAAAGCAGGGGTTGAACGCTATAGGCGTGATAACCCTGGGTCTAAATTAAAAACTGCAGTAACAGGTAAAGTAAAACCTGGTAGTAAATCTGCTAAGAGACGTAAATCTTTTTGTGCACGATCAGCAGGGCAAATGAAAAAATTCCCTAAAGCTGCAAAAGACCCCAACTCAAGATTGCGTCAAGCAAGAAAAAGATGGAAATGTTAAGGAGAAATAAAATGTGTGAATATTGTGGCGGAGAGTGTGTCTGTAGATAATGCCTCTCTATCAATACGAGAATAAAAAAACTGGCGAAGAGTTTGAGAAAGTCTTACCTATCGCCAGACGGTTTGAGCCTTGTGTAGCACCTTATATAAAATTAAAAGTTGTTGCACCTAAGATATTAAAAATATCAGATAGTAAAGGCAAAGAAGATAAGTTAAGAGAAGATATGTATACAAAAGCACAGACTGCAAAAAAAGAAAGAGCAGTGCTAGAAGCTGATACAAAGTATACAGCAGTTAAAAAAGAGTTTAAAAAAAGATATGGAACTAGTAAAAAAAGAACCAAAGAAGCTAACTGATAAACAACAAGAGTTTTTAGATGTGTTGTTTACAGAAGCAAAAGGAGATCCTAAGAAAGCAGGAGAGATAGTTGGGTATTCACCTAATCATCATTTACAAGTTGTAAAATCTTTAAAAGAAGAAATACTAAATAGAGCAGAGTATTCTTTAGCACTTCATTCAGGTAAAGCAGTACAAGGAATAATTGATGCTTTGGATGAAGATGGAAAAACCCCAGGTGTTAATATTAGAATGGAGGCAGCTAAACAAATATTAGATCGTATTGGTATTGTTAAGAAAGATAAGATAGATATTAATGCACAAGTTGCACATGGTATATTTATACTACCGCCAAAAGATGACTCTAATAAAACGCAAAGCTAGAACAATCCCTTATGGGTATAGGTTATCAGAAAATACAGATTATATAGAACCTGTTTTAGAAGAGCTGCATGCATTAGATGAAGCAAAAGAATATTTAAATAATTGTTCATATAGAGAAGTAGCAAAATGGTTAGAACGAAAAACAGGGAGAAGTATATCACATACAGGGCTAAGAAAGATACTAAATAAAAGATGTCAGACATTGAACCCCCAAAACCAAAATCCAACCTTGGAAGAAAAAAGGGAGTAGTACAAGAAAAAAAATATTTTAGCAAAGAAGTAAAAGCTAAACAAGCAGCTAAAAGATCGTTAAAGGCACAGGATCTTAAAATAAGAAAAGCCCACGATACTATACAGAATGCAAAAAAAAGAAAACAAAAAATTGTTAAAGCGAATGAAGCTTTACAAGGCTCGTCTTCAAGTGTTATGGTTGAGGATGAAATTAAATCTTTACCTCCTACAGTTAAAGATTATGTTGAAGACAATGTATTGTTTAGGCCTAATGAAGGACCTCAAACACAGTTTCTAGCAGCTCCAGAAAGAGAAGTATTTTATGGTGGTGCAAGAGGTGGTGGCAAATCTTATGCCATGCTTATTGACCCATTACGATACTGTCATAAAGAAGCACACAGAGCACTTCTACTAAGAAGGTCTATGCCTGAATTAAGAGATATGATTAATCATTCTCAAAGGCTCTACTCAAAAGCATATCCTGGTGCTAAGTGGAGAGAACAAGAAAAAGAATGGAGATTCCCTTCAGGTGCTAGAATAGAGTTCGGATACGCAGAGAACTTAACTGATGTACTTCGTTACCAAGGTCAATCATATACTTGGATTGGAATAGATGAACTTCCTCAGTATCCGACACCAGAGATATATAATTTTTTAAGATCATCTCTAAGAAGTGTAGATCCTGAAATACCTGTATACATGAGAGCAACAGGCAATCCAGGAAACGTAGGATCACAGTGGGTAAAAGAAATGTTTGTAGACCCTGCACAACCTAACACTGCGTTTGATGTAAACATAGATACAATAGTAGGTAATAAAACTATTACTAGAAGATTTATACCTGCAAAGCTACAAGATAATCCTTATCTAATGCAGACAGATGATTATCTAATTATGTTATCATCTTTACCTGAGGTTCAGAAAAAACAGTTTTTAGAAGGAGATTGGAGTGCATTTGAAAACTCTTCATTTCCTGAATTTAATATAGCTACTCATGTAGTACAACCTTTTGATATACCTAATAACTGGTTAAGGTTTAGAACATGCGACTGGGGGTATTCTAGCCCAGCATGTTGTTTGTGGATTGCAGTAGACTTTGATAATAATTTTTGGGTATATCGAGAATTGTACACAAAAAAAATTACAGCAGATATATTTGCTAGAAAAGTTTTAGAGATAGAGCAAGGGGAGTATATTAAATATGGAATATTGGATTCCTCAACTTGGTCAAAGAGAGGAGATGTCGGTCCTAGTATTGCAGAGACCATGATTAGAGAGGGGTGTAAATGGCGACCATCAGATAGATCTCCTAAAAGTAGAGTGGCGGGAAAATTAGAATTACATAGAAAGTTATCTTTAGATCAAGGAACAGGACAGCCGAGTTTAAAAGTATTTTCTAATTGTATTAATTTAATTAGAACACTACCTATGTTGCCTATTGACAGAAATAATCCTGAGGATGTAGATACTCATGCTGAGGATCACGCTTATGATGCATTAAGGTATGGAGTTATGAGTAGATCACTACATCCAAATAGTTATGAGGCAAATAGATTTTATAAAGAAGAAAAAAACTTTAAACCTGCAGATAGAATTTTTGGATATTAATGGAATATATTGTTATACTAGCTTTATCATTTGTTGATAATTTAGATTTAGAATTTTATAATTATAGAAATGTAAAATTTAATAATTTAGAAACTTGTGAAACTTTTGTTAATTCTAAAAAGAAATATTTAAATGATACTATACAGTTACAATTTAATCAAAAAAATAGATTAAAAAGTTACGTTATATCCTGCTGGACTTCTGAAGAATGGAATAAATATTTAGATTCTATATTTAAAATAGACACATGAAAAATATAAAAGTTGGATATAAAACTTACAGTTTAGAAGAATGGAAACAAACTGTAGCTAGTGCTAACGAAGCTACAGGTCAATTCTTTTCTAAAGAAGGTGTTATAGGTTATGCTAAAGATGAAAAAGGTGTATCTCATGCTAACACTATTTTACATGAATTGATACATGCAATTGTGTATCAATGGAATATAGAACTAGAAGATAAAGTAGAAGAGACTATAGCTACATCTTTATCTAATGGTTTAATAACTATCTTTGTAGATAATCCAAAACTATTAGATTATTTAAAAGATAAAATAAAGGAGGGATAAGATGCCACAACCAGTATTAACAAAATACAAACAAGGAGATCTTCCACAAGACTATCCAAAGAAAGCTGATAGAATGAAAACTATTGATTTGAATGCAGAAGCAGATCCAAATGTTTCTACAGAAGATTTTCCAAACAAAAACGAAAAGCAAGTACAAGAGTCATTTTTTGCAATGGCTGATGAAAAAGATTACTAGGAGGTAATATGGATATTTTAAAAAAATACACACACGGAGAAGTTTCTAATGTTGCAGACGCTGCACCTAAAAAAGAAAAGCCAAGTGCACAACTATTAAAAAAGTATGCTCATGGTGAATTATCAGGAGCTGCAGAAGCTAAGGCTGGCAAAGAAGGATTAGAAGGTTTCGTATCAAAAAAATATACACAAGGCTCATTTAACGAATAAATGGCAATTATAAAACCTGCAGATATACTATCATTAAATGATGAAGATTCTTTAGATAATAAAGAGTCTTTTGATGTATCTAATTTAGCAGGTTATATTAGAAGTAAATTTATTGACTCAGAGAATGCTCGTCAATTTGATGAGCAGAGATGGTTAAGATCTTATCGTAATTATAGAGGTATTTATGGTAATGAAATGGCTTTTACAGAAACTGAAAAGTCAAAGATATTTGTTAAGATAACAAAAACAAAAGTATTAGCTGCCTATGGTCAATTAATTGAAGTATTATTTTCTAGTGGAAAATTTCCAATAGGAATACAGCCTACATCTGTGCCTGAGGGTATATCTGAATATGCACATGTTTCAAAACATAAGCAAGATAATAATCAAGATTCAAGCCCTTATGGTTTTCCTGGTGACGGTAAAGATTTAGATCCAGGTAAAGTTGTAAATGATATACTAGGTGGTTTAAAAGAAGAATATGAAACTGCTGAATTTACAAAAGGTCCTGCTACAGATGGTGCTAACGAACCTCAAATTAGTCCTGCAGAAATGTCTGCAGCTAGTATGGAAAAACTAATACATGATCAGCTAGAAGAGTCTAGTGCAGTTTCTGTTTTAAGGCATACACTATTTGAATCTACTTTGTTAGGAACAGGCATAATCAAAGGGCCATTTACTTATGAGCAGGCTAAACATAGTTGGGTTAAAGATCCTGATACAGGGGCTAATAACTACACACCAAGAGTAAAACTGGTTCCAAAAATTGAATCAGTATCTTGTTGGGATTTTTATCCTGATCCTGATGCAACTAGAATAGAAGATGCAGACTATGTAATACAGAGGCATATATATACTAGATCTCAAGTTAGAGATTTAATGAACAGACCCTACTTTAGAAAAGAAGCAATAAAAAATTCTCTATCAATGGGTGCTTCTTATGAGCCAAGAGGATATGAATCATCTTTACAAGATAGGGAATCTACAGACGAACTTAATAGAAATAGATATGAAATACTAGAATATTGGGGCACATTAGATACAGAGTTAGCTAGAGAAGCAGGTATTGAACTTGATGAGGATAGTGATGAACTGGATGAAATACAAGTAAATGCATGGGTATGTAATGGAGAAATAATTAGATTAGTTTTAAATCCATTTACACCAAATAGAATACCATACTTAATATGTCCTTATGAAATAAACCCTTATCAATTTTTTGGTGTAGGTATTCCTGAGAACATGGATGATTCACAAACTATTATGAATGGTCATGCAAGAATGGCTATTGATAATTTAGCATTAGCAGGTAATTTAGTATTTGATATAGATGAAACAATGTTAGTGCCAGGTCAAGATATGAAAGTATTTCCTGGTAAAATATTTAGAAGGCAAAGTGGTATGCCGGGGCAAGCTATACATGGAGTTAAGTTTCCCAATACATCACAAGAAAATTTAATGATGTTTGATAAGTTTAGACAGTTAGCAGATGAGTCTACAGGTATTCCATCTTACTCGCATGGTACAACAGGAGTGCAAAGCACTACAAGAACTGCAGCAGGTATGTCTATGTTAATGGGAGCTGCAGCTTTAAGTATAAAAACAGTTATAAAAAATATTGATGATTTTTTATTAAGACCCTTAGGGGAAAGTTTATTTGCATGGAACATGCAATTTAATGATAGTTCACCTGAAATAAAAGGAGACTTAGATGTAAAAGCTAGAGGCACATCATCTCTAATGCAAAAAGAAGTTAGATCACAAAGATTACTAACATTCTTACAAGTTGCATCTAATCAAAATCTTGCTCCTTTTGTAAGATGGCATTCTATCCTATCAGAGATTGCTAAGTCTCTAGATATTGAACCTGAAAAATTAATTAATGATCCTGAAAGAGCAGCGATCTTTGCAAAGATAATGGGGATGGCAAATGGTAACAAACAAACTGAAAGCAATAATCAACAGTCCACAATGGCCACTGGTGGAGGAACTCCTTCAGGAGCGAATCCAAATGATATTACAGGGGCTGGTGGTGGCAACATCGGAGCAGGAGGTGTACCGACTCCAGGGGAGAGTGGCTTCGCTACAGGAACTCCTGAAGATGAGGGAACAGCTTAAATAAATGTCATCACAATACTCAGGTAATAATATGCAGTTACAGTATGACCCTGAAACACAACAATGGTCGTATGTAAATGTAGCACAAACTTTTATAGACACATCTACATTTTCATCTACAGATCCTCAGTTTCAATATGGAAGTGATAATCAACAAGATGATAATGACGATGATGATGCTACAACAGATCCATGTCCTGCAGGATATCGTCTTGTAGTTTTAGAAGATGGCAGCTCTACTTGTGAAAGAATAGAAGCACCTGCACAAGATAGTGGGGGTAGAGAAGATACTCCTGAACCGCCAAAGCCTGACCCTTTTGCACAAAATAAAGAATCGATAGAATCGTTTTTTGAATTAAAGAATGAAGGTAAAATAGATTTTAATACTTACAACTCTAAAACTAATTTAGTAGAATATAATTCTAATCCTAATGAGACTACACTAGGACAACTAGCAAAAGCATTTGTTACAGGAGTAGGGGCTATAGAATTTATAGACAATGCTATGGATGAATCAGAATTAAAAAGAGCAGGCATGTTAGTTGAAGGAGAAGATGGTAAGAAGTTTATAAATCTTCGAGCAGTCCATGATGTAATGAAAACAAAAGTTATGAACCCTGGAGTACCTGAAGGTAATGTACTAGCAAATACACCCAGTTATTATGGTTTAGATGATACTAATAATTATTATAAAAATTATCTTGAAAATATGAACATTAAAAAAGAAGATATGAAAATATTTGGATCTACTGATGTAGGTATAATATTTGATGAGATGATGAAATCTGAAAATAAATTTAAAACTACTAAATTATCAAATCAAGGATTCGAAACTTTTGGAAACTCTTATTTCTTTAATGGTAAAAGACTAGATCAGGCAGAAGTAAACAGACTTATACAGTCAGGAGTTACTAACCCTAATGATATAGCTAATGAAATAAAAAAAGATGAAAGTAAATATATTGTAACAAAACAAGAAACTAAGACTGATTCTGATTCAGGCGGAGATGAAGGAGACCCGGTATTTATTGGAGATCCAGGAGAAGAAGCAGAAAAAGGAGATAGCAGTGGTCCAGGAACACCAGGTTATGTGGCACCAGGAACAGGAAAAACAGGAGCACCGGGTAGAAATTATGAAAATATCCAAGAGTTTCCAGAAGCTCCTGACGTTAATAGAAGAAGAAGACAATTAAATAATCAACGATTTACTAAAGCAAGTCAAGATGCTGCAAGATCAAAACAGCAAACTCTAAAGAAAAAAGCAAAGTATGGAACTATGGGAAGCGGAGGAGCATTCCCTGGACAAAAAGGTGGCGGAGCACCGGGATATAATTAAGGAGATAAAATGGCAAACGGAATGATGAACGACCCAATGGCAACTCCCCCACAGGGTGGTATGCCACAAAATAATATGGCTCAAGGTCAAACAGTATCAATGGATGATGCTGTATTAGACATGCATTTAACAGCAGATGTAAAAAGAGCACTACAATCAAAAGGTGTAGATATATCTGCAGTACAAGATAAAGGTCCGAAAGAACCTGTAATAGTAATACCAGTTTCGGTTATTAGTAATAGATATCCATCAGAAAGTGTAGAAGGATCTATGAAAGAGTTTATAGGCGACATGACTCAAAATAACCAACAAGTTTCTGCATCAGCGATGCCAGAAAATTCTACTCCACCACAAGGCGGATTAGGATCACCAACAACAATGGACAGGCCACCTATGACTACTTAGTCATAGCCCCAGTTAAAAAGAATAAGGGCGACCTGTTCTTCCACAGCACCCAAAGGAGACAAAATGGAAGAAAACAACCAAGAGATCCAAGAGCAGGATCAAACAACTGAGGCTCTTCTCGAGCCTACACCTTATAGAAATAAATACAAAAAAGATTTAGATAAGGAAGAAACAGACGATACAGCTACCGTTTCAAAGGACACATCTGATGAAGATGCGACTCCCGATGGAGAACGCCCTGTAGATGCTGAAGAGAAAGTGTTTAAGAAACGATATGACGATCTTAAACGACATTACGATTCTACTTTAGTAAAACACAAAGAACAAGTAAATTCACTTGAGTCTCAACTAAAAGAGAATGTTGACAAAATAAACTTACCTAAAACTAAAGATGAGGTAAATGCATGGAAAGAAAAGTATCCTGACGTTTATGATATTATCGAAACTATTGCATATACCAAAGCTGAAGAGAAAGCTAAGAAAGTTGAAGCCGATCTTAAAAACTTAGAGACTGAGCAAATAGCAGTCAAACAAGAGAAAGCAGAAGTTGAATTAGCTAGACTACATCCTGATTATCAAGAACTCAGAAAAAATGAAGACTTTCATAAATGGGTTGATGAGCAAGATGATGTCATTAAAGGTTGGTTATACAGTAACGCAACTAATGCTAAATTAGCAGCTAGAGCAATAGACTTATATAAATCAGATAAGAATATTACAAAGCAAAAAGCTAGTTCTAAATTAGAAGCATCAAAGTCAGTAACCTCTACTAGTAAAAAAGATGTAGACGCAAGTGTAAAGAAAGTTTGGAAGGTTAGTGATATTAGCAAATTAAAACCTGCTCAATTTGAAAAATTTGAGAAGGAAATAGATCTTGCTAGAAAAGAAGGTAGAATTGTCAATGGTTAATCTTTAACAATCTAATAGGAGGATATTATGGCAATATCAAAAGCGGCAGGTTACGATAACCTACCTTCAGGTAATTTTTTACCTATTATCTATAGCCAAAAAGTCCAGAAGTTCTTTAGAACCGCATCAGTCGTAGAAGACATTACTAATACTGACTATGCAGGTGAGATTGAAGCCTTTGGAGATACTGTTAACATTATTAAAGAGCCAACAATTAGCGTAAGTTCATACACAAGAGGTGGACAGATCAACATCCAAAATTTGGCTGATGATCAGCTACAGCTTACTGTAGATCAAGCTAATGCGTTTGCATTTAAAGTTGACGATATCGAAGAAAGACAATCCCATGTGAACTTCGAAGCTTTGGCGACATCTTCTGGAGCATATGCTCTAAAAGATTCTTACGATGAAAATGTTATAGCAGCAATGGTATCAGGTGCTGGAACAACTATCGGTTCAGATGGTTCAGGTACAGATACTGGTTTTGGTTCATCCGAAACAGATCCGTTGGAAATCATGGCGAATGCGTCCAAGAGATTACACGGAAATGATGTGCCTTTTGAAAACAGATGGTTTCTAGCAAGCCCTGAGTTCTATGAGGCATTAGCAAGTTCATCATCAAAACTACTAGACGCATCTGTCACTGGAGACGCAGCATCACCTCTACGAAATGGTAGAGTAATGGATGGCATCATTCAGGGCTTCAGATGTTACATGACTAATAACTTTGCAGCTTCTTCAACATCAAATTACTTTAAAGTATTATTTGGTCACATGTCTTCAACTGCTACTGCTAATGCAATTGCAAAAACAGAAGTAGTAAGAGACCCTGACTCATTTGCTGATATAGTAAGAGGCTTGCATGTGTTTGGCAGAAAGGTACTTCGTTCAGAAGCACTTATGGTTAGACATTTATTAATTGATTAATAGGAGGAAATACAATGGCAACTCATAGTAAAGTTACGGGTAGTACTGCAGGACATCCTTCTACTAGAAGGAAGCCTTATTGGGTAGAAAATACAGTTGATTTTTCACTGTTTGACCCTGCGGCTAACGACATAGTACAAATGTTAAATGTACCTGCTGAGACTTTAGTTATCAATGCAGGAATCGAAGTGCTAACTGCTTCTTCGTCTGGTGTTACACTAGATTTAGGAGATGCAGGCGATGTAGATAAATATGTAGACGGATTAGACTCTACATCTACAGGAAATGGTGCTATCGTAATCAATGCATCAAACATTGGTCATGTCTATGACTCTGCTGATACTATTGATGTAAAAGTGCTTGGAGCACAAGATACAGCTGGTAAAGTCAGAGTATGGGCATTAATGTGTGATATTAGCGGTTCAGACGAAACTGCTTCTAACTCATCATAATAATATATAATAAGGGGGGGAGTTATACTCCCCCTTTTTAACATGAAAGAAAATAAATTGGAGGCAATAGTATTTATTAAATAATGGCAACATATTTAACATTAGCGAATAGAGTTTTAAATGATTTGAATGAAGTAGAACTTACTTCTGCAAATTTTTCTAATAGTAGAGGTGTTCAAACATCAGTTAAAAACTTTGTTAACAGAGCGTTGCATGATATTTATAATGAAGTAGAAGAACTTCCTAGCCTACATAAAGAAACTTTTCAAGACACAAATGCAGGACAAAGAGAATACGAACTACCTACTGCAGATTCTCCACAATCAGGAGATTTGCAATGGCGTAAAATAGACTGGGATACATTTTATTTAAAACCAAAAGAATTAATTACTAATGGTGAGTTCACATCTAATATAAGTAATTGGACTACAATAGCAGGAGCAGGTAGTGCAGCTTATAATAGTGGTGGTAATGGTAGATTAAGATTAAATGACTTTGCAGCTCATCAGTCATTCAGTACTAGAGTTAATACAGAGTATAGATTACAAATAAGAGTATTTGATTCTAATAGTACAGGACAAGCTTTGAAAGTACAAGCGGGCACTGCAGCAGAGGGAACACAAAATCTAAATACAACATTAACTGTAACAGATTTTGGTGAAGGTGAGGTATTAGATACAACCTTTACAGCAACTGCACAAACTACTTTTATAACTCTAAATAACCCTAGCACAGCTACTAATATGGATGTAGACTATGTAAGAGTTTCTAGAAACATAAGTCCCAAAAGATTAAGATATATATCTTATGATGATTATATTAGACAATATTCAGAAAGGGATAAAACAAATTTAAGTTCAACACAAGGAGAACCTGATTATATTTATAAAACTCAAAGTGGTAAATTAGGCATATCTCCTGTGCCTGATAGAAGTGATTACTCTATAGTATATGAATATTTTAAAGAGCATACTGAATTATCTGCTCATGGTGATATTCCTGATTTAGATGATAGGCATGCTGATTTAATTGTAACAAGAGCAAGATACTATGCATATCAATTAAGATCTGATCCTGATCATGCTATGATAGCACAAAAAGAATTTAAAGATGGTATGAAAAGATTAAGATCTGATTTGGTTACAAGACAAGAATATATGCGTGATGAAAGAGTCAATTTAAGATATTATGGCAAAGGCTTAATGTAATGCCAAATACATCTCAGATTGCACCTACAGTTGTAAGTTGTTTTGGAGGTTTAGTTTTAAATAAAGATGTATTCTCTATGAGACCTGGAGAAGCACTTTCTTTACAAAATATGGAGCCTGACATTGCAGGTGGATATAAAAAGATATCAGGAACTGCAAAATTTAATAGTAACATAGTACCTCAAGTATCTAGTTCTGGAGAAAGATTAAATATGGTAGCTATATTCAATGATCTCGTTGTAGCTGCTAGGGGTGGTGCAATATATACTGCAGGCACTTCAGGTAGTTGGACATCAAGAGCAACAGGTAAAGGCACTACAAATACTTATGATTTTGATAAATTTAATTTTGATGGCACTGAAAAAATAATAATTGCTACAGGAGAATCTGCAGCTTTTACTTTAAACACATCGTACTCAGAAGATGTAATAAACGCTACAGGTGGAGGTAGTGCTCCAACTAATCCTAAGTTTGTAAAATCTTTTGCTAATCATATGTTTTATGGGGGGATGTCTAATGCTACATCTACTATTCAATTTTCAGGTCCTTTTACAGAAGATGATTTTGATACAGGCGGGGGTAGTATTGTTGTAGGTGCTACAATAACAGGATTAAAAGTTTTCCGTGATAATTTATTTATATTTTGTGAAGATAGTATATACAAACTTGTTGGAACAAGTTCAAGTGATTTTGCACTTGCAGAGGTTGCAAAAGATGTTGGTACTATATCTCATCATTCTATTCAAGAACTTGGTGGAGATTTGTTATTTTTATCTAAAGATGGTTTTAGAACTATTGCAGGTACAGAAAGAATTGGTGACGTTGAATTGGGCACAGTATCTAAACAGATACAAAAACGTATAAGTGATATAGGTTATGATAATGTTACAGCGGTTGTCATAGCAGACAAATCTCAATATAGATTATTTTACCCACCCACAACTGCCGTAGAAACAACTTGTAAAGGTATAATCGCAGTTTTAAAAGCAAATCCTGAAACAGGAACATTAGGATTTGAGTATGCGGATTTAAAAGGTATTAAACCTGCATGTTGTGATTCAGATTTAATAAGCAATTTAGAAACAACAATCTATGGAGGCTATGATGGATTTGTTTACAACATGGAATCAGGTAATGTATTTACATATTCATCTTCAACATCAAATATATCAGCATTTTATAGATCTCCAGATTTAGCTTTAGGAGATCCTGGCATAAGAAAAAACGTACAAAGAATATTATTAAACTATGAAGCTAGTGATACTATAGATACAAGTAATCAAACATTCCAATTAAGATACAATTTTGAAGATACAAGCACACCTCAACCTCCTGCTTATGCGTTAAGAGAAGGTGGAGGTCAAAACTTCTACGGAAGTGGAACTTATGGAACATCCATATATGCAGCAGAATCAGGTATACCTTTAGCCAGGCACTCAGTTGAAGGGTCAGGATTTGTTGTAGCATTAAAATTAAATGATGCAAGTAGTAAAACACCCATATCATTAAAAGGATATGAATTAGAATATGTCAACGGAGGAAGGAGATAAATGGGAGCAACATACACAAGACAAAGTAGTGGGTCTATTGTAGATGGTTCTACTATTGAAGCTGCTCATTTTAATAATGAGTTTGATCAGCTATTAGCTGCGTTTGCTTCTAGTAGTGGACATACACACGATGGGACTGCAGGAGAAGGCGGCCCAATAACAAAATTATTAGGCACATCAATTACTGTTGGTGATGGATCATCAGGTACAGATATAACTCTTACCTTTGATGGTGAAACTAATGATGGTGCACTAAAATGGATGGAAGATGAGGATTACTTTGAGTTCTCAGATGATATACTTGTAGCTAGCACAGAAAAATTACAATTTAGAGATACAGCAATATATATAAATTCATCTACAGATGGTCAATTAGATTTAGTAGCAGATACAGAAATACAGATAGCTGCAACAACAATAGATATAAATGGTAATGCAGACATATCAGGTAATTTAGGAATAGGCGGTAATCTAACAGTTACAGGCACTACAACATTTAATGGTGGTACTTTAACTCTTGGGGATGCCGATACAGATAATATTGTATTTGGTGGAGAAGTAGATTCAGATATTATTCCTGATGATGATGACACACATGATTTAGGCAGTTCATCTAAAAAATGGAAAGATTTATATATTGATGGTGTTGCATACTTAGATGCTATAAACTTTAATGGAACATTAATTACATCTACAGCAGCTGAGTTAAACTTACTAGATGGCGTTACAGCAACAACATCAGAATTAAATATCTTAGATGGTGTAACTTCTACAGCATCAGAATTAAATTTAGTAGACGGTATTACAGCAGGAACAGTATCTGCATCAAAAGCAGTTATTGTAGATTCTAATAAAGATTTAACAGGTCTTAGAAATTTAACAATATCAGGTGACTTAACAGTATCAGGTGATGATATTACTATGGGTACAAATACTGCAGGCAATCTTTTAATAGCAGACGGAACAAACTTTAATTCTGTAGCTGTAGGTTCTTTATCAGAAATATCTACAGTAGCTAATGATGATGTGTTCTTAGCAGTAGATACTTCAGGTGGTGGTCTTAAAAAAGTTACCAGAAGTGCTGTTGTAGCAGGATTAGCTACATCAAGTGCTATATCAAATGTAGCAGAAGATTCTACTCCACAACTAGGTGGCAACTTAGACTTAAATGGTAATGATATTGTTACCACATCAAATGCAGATTTAGAATTAGCACCAAATGGTACAGGTCATGTTACTATTAGAGGTAATACTAATCAAGGTACTATTCAGTTTAATTGTGAAAATAATTCTCATGGACAGCAAGTAAAAGCTGCACCTCACTCAGAAAGTGCTAGTAATGTTTTAACACTACCTAGTACTGGTGGTGATTCTAGATTAGTTTCAGCAGCTTCTACAGCTACTTTAACAAACAAAACTTTAACATCACCTAAAATAAATGAAGATGTAGCAGTAACTTCAACAGCTACAGAAATAAATTTATTAGATGGTGTGACTGCAACAACTGCAGAACTTAACATATTAGATGGAGTAACTACAACTGCTGCTGAAATTAATTTAATTGATGGCGGTACTGCAAGAGGCACTACAGCAGTAGCAAGTGGAGATGGTATATTAATTAATGATGGTGGTACAATGCGTATGACCAATGTAGATACTGTTTCAACTTATTTTGCAGGGCATAATGTAGGTGGTTCAAATATTGTAACAACAGGAGCATTAAACTCTGGTTCTATAACTTCAGGTTTTGGAAGTATAGATACTGGCTCATCAACAATAACAACTACAGGATTAATTAGTGGTGGTTCATTAGATATTGATAATGTTTTAATTAATGGTACAACTATAGGGCATACAGATGACACCGATTTAATAACTGTAGCAGATGGTTTAGTGACAGTAGCAGGTGAAGTTCAAATGACAACCTTAGATATAGGGGGTACAAATGTTACATCTACTGCAGCAGAACTGAATATTCTTGATGGTGTTACTTCTACTGCGGCAGAACTTAATATTTTAGATGGCGTTACATCTACTACAGCAGAACTCAATATACTCGATGGTGTAACTGCAACAGCAGCAGAACTTAATTTTTCAGACTTAGCTACATTAGGTACAACCGCAGCATCAAAAGTTTATACAGCAGATGCTAATGGATTAACAAAAATATCTGGAGCGGCACTTTATACAGAAGATACATTAACAGATGGCTCAACTGTTGCTTGGGATGTTATTGCATCTCCAGTAGCTAAACTAACAATGGCAGGTAATAGAACTTTATCTGCTCCAAGTGGTACTACACCTGCAGCAGGACAGTTTATATCTTTATTATTAATACAAGATGGTACAGGCTCAAGAACAATTACATTTAATGCAGTCTATGAATTTACAGGTGACGAAGCACCCACATTAACAACAACAGCTAACAAAGGGGACTTATTTGTATTTAGATATAATGGTTCCAAATGGTTAGAAGTTGGTAGAAATTTAAATTTAACTTTATCATAGGAGTAATATGTTTGCACAAGTAGAATCAGGAAGTATAACAAGTTTTCCAAAAGGAAATAAAGGAATACAAATAGGGGATAATTTATATCCAAGAAGTATTTATACATTATGGACAGAATCAGAAAGAAATGCTATTGGTATCTATACTGTAGAAATAGACAGCACTAATAGAAAAGATGAAGAGTTTTATATTAATACAAATATTACTTATGCATTTGGTAGTGATAAAGTAACAGGTAGTTATGGAACAGCAACTGCAAAGCAATTGAATGATACTCTATATACTCAAGCAGAAGTAGACGCAGATACTTACGAAGCACCTCATCCACAGGCAGGAGAAAGAATTTCTGGTAAAACTTGGGTAGCTAATGATGTAAAACAATCAGGTTTAAAATCTATGTACAAAAATAAATTTAATGAAGAAGCTGCAGGACTATTAGCTAAGACAGATTGGTATGTTATTAAAGCTGCAGATGTCGGTAGCTATTCTGTACCTAGTAGTATTACAACATACCGAGCAGGAGTAAGAACAAAAGTCAATGCTATGGAAACATCTATAGATGGATGTGCCGATGTAGAAGCATTAATCACTTTACTAACCTACACTACAGATAGTGAAGGAGTTACATCAAGACCATTAGGTGAGTTTCCAGACGAGGTAGTATAGATGGTTGCTATACTTCCTGCTAATAGTGTATCTGATAGTGGATATGAAGTAAGTAATTCTCTTATGTTCACTCCTACTGGAAGTGGCTCATATTTAAATAGAACTACAAGCACAGCAACAAACACAAAAATATTTACATACTCAGTTTGGTTAAAAAGAAGTAATCTTGGAGATATCAATATATTTAATGGTGATGATGGCTCAGATGGAAATAATAATTTTGATGCCTTTTATTTTAGAGCAGACCATAAAATATTTTTATATGGATATGCGGGTGGAGATAGAATTAGTATAGTTACTAATAGAGTTTTTAGAGATGTGTCAGCTTGGTATCATTTAGTTTTAGCTTGTGATACTACCCAATCAAGTGCGAATGATAGAATAAAATTATATGTTAATGGAGTTCAAGAAACTAGTTTTGACCCACATACTCAACCATCACAAAATATGGAAACTTATTTTAATGGTAGTTCAATAAGACAACAAATAGGAAGATACCCAGATTCTAGTTCTTTGCACTTTGATGGGTATATGTCAGAAATAAATTTTGTTGATGGGCAACAATTATCACCTACTTCATTTGGAGAGTCTGATGATAATGGACAATGGGTTCCTATAAAATATACAGGAACATATGGAAACAATGGTTTTTATCATGAGTTTAAACAAACAGGAACAAGTCAAAACTCTAGCGGTATAGGTGCTGATACATCAGGTAATGATAATCATTTCGCAGTAAATAATATTGCCTCTACAGATGTAAGCACAGATACTTGTACTAATAATTTTATGACTTTAAATTCTCAAGCAAAGGCTTCTTTAGCAGGAAACCCAACAAAAGGAGCTTTAGTTCATACAGGTCAAACTTCTGGTTATGCTCAAACTGTATTAGGTACTTTAGCATGGCATGGTAGTGGTGGAAAATGGTATTGGGAAATGGAACAAGGTGGAGGAGCTGCAGGTAATTATGGGTTTATTAGAACTGATAAACCTGATGGTACTAATGGAGTTGGCAATATTATACAGACTACAAGTTCCACACCTACAGAATGTGTAACTTATGATTGGGCTTGGGGAGTAAATCCTTCAAACGGAAATAGTAGGCATGATAATAATAGTGTTTCCTATGGTTCTGGTTTATCTAGTGGTGACCACGGAATGGTTGCTGTTGATACAGTAGCGGGAAAAGTATGGTGGGGTAAAAACGGAACTTGGTTTAATAGTGGTGACCCTGCTAATGGTACCAATCCTGCTTTTACAGATAGTGATATAACAGAAGGACTTTTTACAATATATAGCATTGTGTCAGATACAGATGGTAGAATTAAAAGATACAATTTTGGTAATCCCCCAACAGATTTTGCAATAGCAAGTGGTAATTCAGATGCAAATGGATATGGTAATTTTGAATATGCACCACCATCAGGTTACTTTGCACTATGCACTAAAAATTTAGCGGAGTTTGGATAATGCCAAGAAAAGTAGATGGTTGGACACTTTCAGGTTCTAGTGAAGATAGTCAACCTGAGTTTAAAAAAAATTTAAAAGATTATGTTTATGTTCAAAAAAAGTTTATACCTGAAACAGTTTGCAAACAAAGTATAAAAGAAATAGAAGATATATCGTTTCAAGAACATAAATTTTATGACCCTGAAACTAAAACATATAAAACTAGAGCAGGTTCTCATGAACTACACATGAGTTGGGATAATATATCAACAACACAAGTTATAATGGAAAACCTACATAATGCTATAAGTAATTATCAAAGTTATGTAAACTTACCTTGGTTTAAAAATTGGAATGGTTATAGTCCTATAAGAATAAACAAGTATGAAGAAAAAAGAGAAATGGCTATGCATTGTGACCATATAAGAGATATGTTTGATGGAGAAAGAAAAGGCATACCTATAGTTACAATATTAGGTATTTTAAATGATAATTATAAAGGGGGTAATTTTATATTGTTTGATGATTATGATGTAAATTTAAAAGAAGGGGATGTTTTAATATTTCCTTCTGTATTTATGTACCCTCATAAAGTAAAACCTGTAACAGAAGGAATAAGATACTCTTTTGTATCTTGGGTATGGTAAGGATAAAAATTTAATATGGCATATACAACTGTAGATGACCCTACACAATACTTTGATATAGTTACCTACGTAGGTGACGGAGGTAGTTCTAAAACAATTACAGGTTTAAATTTTTCAGCAGATTTTTTATGGATTAAAAATAGAACAGAAGCAAGAAATCACATTCTTTCAAATTTAAAATTTAACCCTCCTATTATAGGTGCGTATGATGCTGTTGGAGGTTCTACAGATACTGTAATTAATTTATCAGTAGCTGCAGATTCTTTAAATTATGTTGTTTTTAATGAAGCATTAAAAGCAGGTTATGATGGAAAAGGTTTAGTAACTATTAATTTAACATTATCTAGTAATGCTAAAATAGGTTCTTTTAATAGTGGATTGCCCGGTTTAGATTTTAGAGGATTTCCTACTAACTGCGTTTTAAATTTAACTATTAACTCTGGTTCTGCAATCTATGGTTGTGGAGGAGCAGGGGGTAATGGTGGTTCTTGGGGTAATACTGCACCATCAGGAAGTGCAGGTGGAGATGCTATTTGGTTAGACAAAGCTACAACTATTGTCAATAACGGCACAGTCGCAGGAGGCGGCGGTGGCGGAGGCGGTGGAGCAGGTTGGGCCCCAACTGGAATGTACGGCATGGGCGGTGCAGGAGGTGGTGGCGGAGCAGGTTTCAACGGAGGAGCAGGTGGAACAGCAGCAGGTAGTTCTGCAAATGTTTCAGCAGCTAGTGCAGGAAGTGCAGGAAGTACATCAAGTGGCGGCTCTGGTGGTGGCGGTTCTAGTAAAGATGGATATACTACTCACTCAGGTGCAACTGGCGGAGGCTTAGGAGCAGCAGGTGGAGGCAGTACAGGTTCTCACACAAGTTGGGCAGGTCAAGGTTCTTCAGGTGGTTCTGGAGGAGCAGGAGGTAAATATACAGATGGTAATACCTTTGCTACTTGGTCAACAGAAGGCACTAGAACAGGTAGTGCCAATAATAGTGTAACTAATGGTGTAGCTTTAAGTCCTTTTTTAAACTCAAATACTAATTCTGCACTAACAACTGATACAGACGTATTATTAGAAATTAATTCATCAGGATTTAAAGTAGGTGCAGATAATACAGTAAATGAAAATGCTAAAAATTTTGTTGCTTGGTCATGGAAAGCAAAAAATGGAGCAGCAACATTTAATGATGCTAGTTCAACAAGTGTTGGTACTATAGATTCTGTTCATGAAGCAAATCAAGAAGCAGGATTTAGTATTGTAACTTATACAGGTACAGGAAGTAATGGAAGTGTTGCACATGGATTAGGTGCTAAACCAAATGTAATATTTCTTAAAGACCTAGCAGGTTTTTCATGGGTAGTATATCACGATAAAGTTGCTTCTGACCCTGCAACAGATTATTTAGAATTAAATGGAACTATTGCGGCTACTGATTATGCTGCACATTTCAACGACACAGAGCCAACATCTACTGTATTTAGTTTAGGTACTGATGGTGCTGTGAATGGTAGTGGCAGAAATATTCTAGCTTACTGTTTTGCAGAAGTAAAAGGCTACTCAAAGTTTGGTTCTTATATAGGTAATGGTAATGCAGAGGGTGCATACGTTCACACAGGATTTAAACCTGTTTGGCTTTTGGTAAAATTATCAAGTGGTAGTGGAGAAGAGTGGCATATGTTTGATAGTTCCCGCTCTACATCAAATGTTGTCAAAGAAAGACTAATAGCTAGTGGTACTTCACCAGAAAATGCAAATGATAGTATTTTAGATTTTGTTTCTAATGGATTTAAGTTCAGAGAAAATAATGTAGGATGGAATGGTAATGGCAATACATACATCTATATGGCATTTGCAGAACATCCATTTGTGAGTAGTAAAGGAGTGCCGACAACGGCAAGGTAGAATGAAACAGTTATTAATAATATTATTCTTATTTACAACAGTGGCTGTTGCAACAGATTCCATTGCTGAGACGAATACCGTGTCAAGCACGGTGGTAACAAATTCAACCCCACCTACTGCAAACGCACCCTCTATAATTAATTCTAATAGTGATATATGTAAAGTTGGTGTTGGTGGAAGTGTACAGAATAATGTTTTAGGTGTAGCTACAGGAATTTTAGTAGACGACCAACTGTGTCAAAAATTAAAATTAAGTCGCTCTATGTACGCCTACGGCATGAAAGTTGCGGCTGTTTCTATACTCTGTCAAGACCCACGAGTTTGGGATGCGATGACTGATGCAGGGACCCCATGCCCAGCACGAGGTTCTATAGGCGTAGAAGCTGCACAATATTGGTCGGATAATCCTGATGAGATTCCTGATGGGAGTAAATATAAAACAGACTATGTACAGGCAGCTAAACCTGTAAAAGGAGAATTAAGTGATGTTGGTCATATTACACTTTATAAGACTTTGTTCCTTATTACTACTGGTCTCCTCTTATTCTAAAGCAGACACTTGCTTACCTGATGTAGAAGGACTTTGTATACCTGGAGTAACAATCACAGAAGAAACAGAAGCAGTTGTTACTGAAGAAGATAAAGGTACAGAGATTATAACAACAACCACAACCACTGTAACCACTACCACTACAACAGTTACAAATGAGGATTCAGGAGATATTCTTGATGGTGATAATGATTATGTATCATCATCTAAAGAAGGTGACATGGACATTGATTGGGGTGGACAAGGTGGTGCTAACATGCCAACAGGTAATGCTTGTTATGGATTAGGTTCAGATAAATGTGCACAGATTACAGGTAGTGGTAATTCAACATCAACAATGGGCGTTGCAGGAATGGGCACAACTTTTATACAGACTGTCGATATTTCTGATTTAGAAATAGATAATGGAGGACAAGTTAAGTATACTATAGAAGTAGATAAGCAAGATGCTCAAGATAGAATATATATGCACATTACAGGACTTAATGGAACTAGTCAGGTCTTTTCAGGCACTGACATCCTGTCTGAATCTGGAGTATCAACAGGCTACCAGTCTTATAATGGGTCTTTCGATTTCGGTGGTGTATTAAATAAAGTAGTTATAGAGATTGGTGGTAGAGACATCAATCTAGCTGTTGGTCCGTTATTTGATGATGTGACAGTTAACGTATTCTACAATGTTATCAATACGATAATTACACAACAGATTACTACAATAGAAGAAATATATTATCTAGATATATTTGACCCAACAGAATTAGACTTTATAGAAGAGGTTTTTGAGTTCAATGATGTTATTGTTGATGAAGCAGGAGATATAGAATTTGCTCCTATAGAATCACAATCAGAGGAAGTGTCGTACGAAACTGTAGAATTAGAAATACAAGAGTTTGAAATAGATATTCCAGAGTTAGATACTCCAGAGGTAGCCAGTGTAGAAATAGAGGCAGAAATGGAAATGGAATTAGAAATGGAAATGGAAGTAGCAGATGAGCCAGTCGAAGAAACAACAGAACCCGATAGCGAAACTACTGAAGAACCCGCTGTGGAAGCAGAGGATAATACAGAACAAGAAGAGGTACAGCAGGAAGAGGCTGAAGAACCTAAAGAATCTGTAAAAGAACCTTCTGCAAAAGAAAAAGCTGCAACTAAGATTGTTAAAAAGATAGATGATAAAGAACGATATGATGATGCAGCTCAAATGAAAACATTAATTGTAATGCAAATATTAGGAAATACTAAAACATTTTTTGACACTCAATCAACTATTGTTGATACAGATGTCAATGAGTACTTAAACAAAACAATAGAAGATAACTATGGAGTATTATTTAACATGGCACAAGCACAAACTATAGAGGAGATGATAAATGCCCAGTATTGAGTATCAAGGACTTAAATTTTCTGGTGGAAAATTCTTTATTATTCTATCTTTAATAGGTGCTATCATTGGTGGAGGATGGTCCGGGTATCGTTTTTATGATGATTACTTGGATATGAAACAACAAGTTCAAGACTTTGTAGCCCCTGATTTAAGTGGGTTTGATAAGAAAATAGACCTTGCTAAAGCTGAAATGGATAAACGATTAGAACTAATTGAACAAGAATTAGAAATGATAAAGGGTGAAATGTCCATGATATTAGAAGAAGTACAGCTTGTCGCAGGAGTTAGTTCTGAATTAAAAAATGACCTAAAGGCAGATTTAAGAGCCATGAATGGAGATATTAGGCACATTACAGAAATAGTAAATGATGTTGAGGATCGACAAAAAGAAGATACTAGGGAAGTTTTAGATGAACTTAAATTAATAGAAGAGGCTTTAGATCTAAAAATAGAAAAAGCATTAAATAATCCTTTATCAGGAATGTCAGCGAAAAGTAAATAGGAGATAGCATGAACATAGATATAAAGATACTAGCACCATACTTAATAATGGTACTAGGTTTTGCCATGACTTGGGGTATGTGGGCAGAACGATTAGACGCTTTAGAAACAAAAACGGATAGCATTTCTACAATGCAACAAGACATAGCCATTATAAAAGAAAAGATAATATGGATGGAAGAATATCTTATAAAAACTAGAGAGGTAATGTACTAATGCCACACACACCAGATCATACAGTTCCACCAACACAACAAGTTCCTGGGGTAGAATTACCTGCAGGTGTTGTTCCTAATCCTCAATCAGGTACATCACAAGACACATTAAATTTAGCTAAACAGCAAGTTATTAATCCTGCATTACCTCAAGGTGCAGTTATAACTCCTGCATTACAACAAACTCAAACAAATGAAATGCTATCAACACCAGGAGTTTCAACAACTGTACCTACTGCTGTAGTCCCCACTGCAACAGCAGGTACGGCTACAGCTACAACACCACAAACTGCAACACAAGTAGCAACACCTGCTCAACAAGCTGCAGCTAATTATACAGCTACTACGGTAGGCACAGCCCCTACTATGACTGCGGCACAAGGTACAGTTACTGCACCT